AAAGCGGAGAGCAAGACGACTGGATAAGCGTTGAAGACCAATTGCCTTATCGTGATGGCGACAGTAGTGTTTACTGTTTGGTTAATGACACCTATGAAGGAATAGTTGTTAGGCCATTTAATGAGGCTCATATGTGTTGGGATCAGGAAGACGGAGATGATTATTATTGCGATGCTAAAGGCGGCAAAATCACCCACTGGCGACCATTGGCTAACCCGCCAAAAAGAAAGGAGGTTAAGCCATGACCCCCTACCAACTCAAACTACAAACCTTCCTGATCGAAATCGGCAAACAATCCGAAAACATAACCCCGTCTCTCACCGAAATGGAGACCACATTCGCAAAGCTAAAGGCCGCTATTGAGAAAGATGATGTTAGAGGCCAGGTGAAGTATGGGAGATTATTAGCGGCGATGGTAAGTAAGTGGTGCGTGGAGAGGGGGTGAGAAAATGTAATACTATGAAAGATAAACCAAAACAACTGGGAGAACTGGATATTGCTCAACAATTCTGGATCAAGGGTAAAAAGACCTTATACCGGACTATCGACCATATGGAGTCGGCGAGGTGGGTTGCCCAGACTAAACGGTGGTGTTTGAATTTGAAGACCAATAAGGCGGAGTATTTGTATTGTCGGGAGGAGGTGGTAATTAATGAAAGTTCAAAAGATACTGAAAAATAGTAACTTTGGTCAAGATTTAAACGGTTCAAAATTAAATGGCTACAGGACGACCAGGCCCAGGGAGGCCGAAGAAAGCAGATGAGGAAAGGGTAAGGGACTTATCCTTAAAGGCTATTGTTTCGCATTATGGATCGGAGGAGGCGGGGTTTAAGTCTTTATTGGAATCAAAGGAGCCATCTCTTGTAAAGTTCGTATTCGAACACGCATATGGTAAGCCTCGTGATAAAATGGACTTAGACTTAGATGGTCGACTGACCGGCGGCCCTGCTGTCATCCTTCAAATGCCGGCCGGTACTAATATAAGCCTACCAGACAATACCGAAGAACCCGATAACCTGGAAGATGAAGGAAGTCCAACTATTCAAGAATGAGAAAAGCCCGTTATACTGGGCAAACCTTACCGCTACCGAAAAGATTGTAGTTAACCAGGGCGGTACCAGTTCGGGCAAGACTGAGGCAATAATGCGGGTGCTGTTCACTATCGCTATAATCCGTAAGGGATATATCATTACCGTTACTACCAATACCGTACCTAAACTAAAGGAGGATGCTCTCCGCATCGCTAAGACTATTGCAAAGATGCCCGAAGTCAAAATTTTCATTAAGGACTACAATAGTACTGATCGGACCTATACCTTCACTAATGACAGTATAATTGAGTTTAAGAGCTTCGAGGATGAAGAGGAGGCAAAGGGTGGTAAGCGCCATATACTCTATATTAACGAGGCAACACGTATTCCTTATAGCATATTCTACCAGGCTGACCTACGCACAAAGGTTAGAACCTTTATGGACTATAACCCTACTTCGTCGTTTTGGGTGCATGATAAGGTGATCAATTGCCCGACCGGACCAAAGGGTAAGGAGTTCGATAGTGTGAAAGTTATACGCAGCTGGCATGAGCACAACCCATATTTGAGCGAAGCTGAGCATGCGCGTATTGAGCGCATAGGTGATAAGGACTTATTCAAGGTATACGCCAGAGGGCTAACTGGTAAATTAAGGGGGACAATCTATAATTGGGATGAGGTCGAGGCTTTCCCATGGACCGATGGTGTTATTTGGTACGTTGACTGGGGATTCAGCGAGAAAGAAACAGCAGATCCGACGGCATCTGGCCGGATAGCATATAAGCCACCTGATAGCGAATATGATTATGTGATCGATGAGTTATGTTATGCCAGAGGTCTGGCGCCCGATGTGCTTGCAGATATGATATGGAAGGCTGGCTATAAGACAGGACAACCTTGTTATTGCGATCATTCTCCTGAAGGCATAAGAACACTCAGACTAAAAGGAATCGCCGCATTTCCGTTCACAAAGGGCCCTGGAAGTATTATCGCTGGGGTGTTGTTTATGCGCAATAAAAAAGTGGCTTACACTTCACGAAGCGAAAACATAAGGACAGAGGTACGCAAATATAAATTCCTTGAGATAGAAGGAATTGTAACCAATACCCCTATTGACGAATTCAATCACCATATGGATGGTACAAGAGGAGCCTGTCATACACACCATCTAGTAACAGGTAGATAATATTTTCAAAATAATTTGAAAGTTCAGAAAATAATGTAACTTCACTATTCCGACATACACAACGGGGTAGTGAGTATGTTGGCATTCGTCAACTAAAGAGCGTCGTTCTGGCTACCCCCGGACCGGCGCTTTTGCTTTATATGAGAAACAAAGTAGCAAAAGCATTGCGCAAGCAGGCTGAAAAGTTAACAGTTGGCCAAAGTCAAAAGGTTACCCGGAAGGCATACCAAGGGCTTAAGAAAGAATACAATCGTAATAAACGCAAATGACATCAATCGTTATCCCCCTCAACAACCGCTCAACAGTGCGCAACCTGGAATTGAGGTATTGCCTACGTAGTATTGAGAAGCATCTATCCGGCGTGGGTAACATCTTCATTATCGGTTACATGCCTGAGTGGGTACAAAACGTTACCAATATCCCTTTCGATGAAGATCCGCGTAACCGGTTCCGAGACCGCAATATCATGAATAAGATGTTAGCCGCATGCAAGGACGAGCGGGTGAGTGATGACTTCCTGATGGTGCATGATGACCATTTTCTGTTAGCAGACTATGAGGCGGGTAAGTTTCCTTACTATCACTGTGGGCATATGGTGCCGGGTGAAGGGCAGTATGGAGAGACAAAACGGAATACAGAATACCTGCTTTGTCCATTACCGGGAATTCCAATATTGAATTATGACACCCATTGCCCGATTATCTTCAATAAGGAGAAATTCTTGAAGGTCACTAAAGCCGACTGGTCAAAGTGGTACGGCTACTGCCTAAAGACCCTGTACTGCGTTATGAATAGCATAGAGGGCGAGTATATGGATGACATAAAGATTCGCATGCCGTTAACACGCGAGGGGGTAGAGGGGTTAATAGTCGGCCGCAAGTGGTTCAGTATCGGCGACCGGTGTTTCTCAGACGGGATGAAAGAAGTATTGAAAACGTTATATCCAAATAAAAGCAAGTATGAATTATGATGCCAAGAAAGAACAGGTTGAAAAGAAGGAGGAGCCAGGGGTGCCAATTAAGATACCATTGTCACTAGTAAGATGGTGGGCTTATTCGGTCGGCGCTGCTCTACTATTAATACCGTTTCATTTAACCTACTGGCAGGTAATAAACGGTTCATTACTTATCGGCCACTTCGCAAGTCAACTTAATGCGTTAATTAAAAAGTAAGTATGAAAACACTCAGGCATATATTCATTGCGCTTTGTTTGGCTGGTGTTGCTTATTGCATTGCCGCATCTGCAACAGAGTGGTGGATAGATGAGTTAAAGTCGTCGGGCGGCATGGTGACAGCAAGGGATTTAGTAGGCGCCCAATTTACGCCATGGGGCGCGGCATTGTTAGTTTTTGGCGGTTACTTAAAATTAGTATGGGAATGACCATCTGTTATTCATTTGCCAGCCGGTCAAGGCCGGAGCGATTCTTTGAGACGCTTGACAACGTGCGCACTATGAGCGCTAGTGATGATTATTTCGTAGTGGCTAAGCTGGACACCGACGACCCAATGATGTACAATGATGCGGTGCTTAACAGGATAGCGGAAAACTACAGCAATGTAACTCCGGTGTATGGCACCAGTACCTCAAAGATCCACGCTATAAACCGCGACATCAACGACGCCGGCCTGCCACACTGGGACATCCTCATCAATATGAGCGATGACATGAGGTGGGGAACGTATGGCTTTGATGAGATCATAAGGCAACACATGCCGGTTAACCTTGATGGTTTTCTGCATGTACCTGACGACTACGCAAAGGAGCGGGTATGTACGACCAGCATTATAGGCTACCGGTATTATCAGCGTGATATGTACGTATATAATCCGGCCTATTACTCAATGTGGTGTGACGATGAGGCTACAATCGTAGCGAAAGAAAGAGGGTGTTATGTCATGGTGCCGGGTGTAAAACTCGAGCACCTTCACTACACCAACGATCGAAAAGCTGTGAAAGATGAATTGTACTGGCGCAATGATACCTATAACAAAGACAAGGAAGTATTTGAACAACGTAAAGCGAGGGGGTTTGACTTATGATTCAACAACTCGGTAAGATGTACGACCCAAAACTAACAATACTAATCCCGACCATGCCCGGTCGGGCAGCTTTCTTTGAAAGGCTGACTACTGAATTGTTTCGTCAAATGTCAGAGACGGGCGCACAATTCAAGATAAGCGCTAATGATGACACCGGCATCGACATAGGTACTAAGCGTAATCTAATGATGTCAGCGGTAGATACCGAGTACATGGCCTTCTTTGATGATGACGATATACCGGGGCCAAACTACATTAAACACATTATGGAAGGTATCGCGAAGGGCGTTGACTGTTGTTCACTCACTGGCATCTATACAAAGGACGGCCAGAACCACACAAAGTTCGTTCACTCCATTCAGTACGATAGGTTGTTTACCGGCGATGATGGTGTATTCTATCGTCCGATTATGCACATCAATTGCTTAAAGACTGAGCATGCACGTAAGGCGGTTTTCCCTCCATGGAGAACGAGCGAAGATAGCAAGTGGGCAATGGACTTGATGGCGACCGGGGTATTGAAGACGGAGCACCAGATTGATGAAGTGATCTATAACTATTTATTCGTAAGTGATAAACGATATTGATATGCTTAAACGACTACTTCAGATCACTCTAACATTTATCAGTGCTGCCATTATGGCTATCTTAGTTCTCTGTGTTGATTGGTGGCTTTATATTCTCACTGGCAAAACAATGTGTAAAAGGCTTATATACTTTATTGACAGAACAAAACTGAGATACTATATTTTATGAACGCAATCAGCTTTAGCATATTTGGCGCCAATGAACAATATGAGGGTTGCTTTGATGCAAGGTCATACATCCGAGGCTTCCATATCAACCTGCGGGTAGCTCAACTATTATACCCTGATTGGCAGATTGTATTGATGGTGGACGAGCCGACTTACAGGTCGAGTTACCAAGGCTATTTATGGAAACTTCACCAGGAATTTAAGATAGACCTGCATGTGATGCCAAAGGCTGAATTGTGTACCATGATGTTATACCGACTATATCCTATATTCCTGAAGGAGCATGGCGAACACAAGTACGACCGCGTACTATGCCGAGACACCGACAGCCTTTTATCGTACCGGGAACGCCAGGCGGTTGCTTACTGGGAGATGGGGCCGAAGATGGCGCATGCAATTACCGACAGCGTAAGCCACTCGGTAACTCTAATGGGGGGTATGGTCGGTTTTAAATCAGGCCCTTTTCAAAACCGCATGGGTGTTAAGTCATTCGATGAACTACTATCACTGAGCCAAGGTATAGACTTCACAAAGAAAGGTGCCGATCAGGACTTCCTTAACCGCTACGTATTACCAAAGGTGGCCGATAGTATTACCGAGCACTTTGTTCTCGGCCATCCTCAGACGTTCAGGGGCGATTGCTACAACTTCATACATGATATTGACCTGAAAGAAGCAGGGGTGCCGGATGAGCTTAAAGAGACGAATGGGTACGGGTTCCACATCGGTGCGTCCGGCTTCCAAACCGATGCCGTGGTGAAGTTCCTACAGAAGCATGGCAAGGACAACGAGTATTGGGAGGGGTTAGAGAAACAATATCCTGAAACATTTTATTGGCATTTATGACCGACTTCATCTTTCTTTCCGTCGCTTTTGGTGAACGATATGTTGAGCAACAAACGAGATTGCACAGTAGCATACTGCAATTCTATTCATCTGATTATCATATTGAATGGACGGATAAACTACCAATTTGCAGCAAGCCACATAAAGAAAGCCTATATGGGTTCAAAGTGCATGCGGTTGCATGGGCGCTGCACCAAGGTTATACAAAGATAATCTGGCTCGACCCCGCCTGTATTCTACAGCACCCAGTTGATCCTTGGTTCAGTGAAGGTATGCCGCCAGTATTAGCCGTAAAGGATGATAACACACTAGACAGGATGATCGGAAAGAAAGCATTGAACTACTACGGCAACCCTGACATTACCGGCTGGCATCTTGTAGGCGGAAGTTTGTACGTGTTCGACTTCGCAAAGCAGGTGACGCACGACATATTTAATCACTGGTATAAAGCCGAGGCTGATGGGGTCTTTGGTAGCCAAGCTGAACAGTCGTCTGAAAAGATTAATGGTCACCGCAACGACGAAAGCTGCATGGCCGTCGCAATGTACAGTCACGGAGTTGAGCCGGTTAGTCATGATTTGGCAAGGTATAACCAGAATGAAGATAGTATTATCATTAAAAGGCATTTTAAATGATCGTAGGTAAGGGTGACATAGCGCAGTTCCTTATTGATGCTAATCTCGACCGGGATGATGTGATTTTCTTTGCGAGTGGGGTGAGCAATAGCAAAGAGACAAGCCGGGCGCAGTTTATGCGAGAGTATGTGTTACTTGCCGAGCATGCGAAGCATCGATTACATCTTGTTTATTTCTCGTCATTGTCAATTTACTATTCTGATTCCGATTATGCGGTACATAAACGAACAATGGAGCATGAGATACAAAAAATGTTTAAAACATTTTCCATCTTCCGGATTGGTAATATATCGTGGGGGAATAACCCAAACACAATTATAAACCATTTTGTACTTGAGCATGCCGCCGGCCGCACCCCCGAATTAAGGGATGAGTACCGACATGTGATTTCAAAGCCCGAGTTTGTATACTGGATAAAAAAAATAAATTTAAATGCTAGGGACTTCATTAACATACCTGGCGAATTTGTTAACGTAAAAGAAATATGGAGGAGGGTAAAGGATGGCAAATATTAAACTTATAGCCGAACACTCTGTTGATCTTGACTTATTGTCCGGCGGCATCTGCATTGATGCGGGTTGTTTAGGCTTCCAGTTCAGCGAGGCAATGAGGGATAAAGGATTAGAAGTATGGGCATATGACATTCAGCCTATGGTTGCGCCGGAAGGAATTTATTTTCAGCAATGCGCAATCATGGTTGACGATGGTGTTTATTATTACACGGACACAAAAGACCCGCAGGCGAAATATATAAGTGACAGTGGTATTAAAGTGCCTGGCATTGAACTTAATTGGGTCATGCGAGAGCATAGTAGCGACGGTAAACCTATTGATATGCTTAAGCTGGATATTGAAGGATCGGAGTATAAAATACTATCAAACCCATTATTTGCGCCCATCCCAAAACAAATCAGCGTTGAGTTTCATATGCATGCACACCGACAACTACACGATCAGTATTATGATAAGTGCATGGAGAACCTATTGAAGCATTACGAGCCGGTTAAACACGAGTTAACCCAAGCGCATGGGGCGGGATTTAATTACTGGGATAGCCTTTGGATTCGGAGGGATTTACTATGAAACACATATACCATAGCAACAAGTTGCGCATTGAGGTTGTAAACAAAAAAGACTTCGTCGGCACCAAAATCATTGTGCTGAAGGTGCAGGAAAAGCGATGGTTGTTTTGGTATACTGTCCACTCGCAGGATATTGAGATTGACAATTACTGGGGTTATATCCCCGGCCATGAGTTATGGGGTAAACATATGGTCTTGCAATATCAGTTCGGCGGCACTAGGGAAATATGGCCACCAGATATATTTGATTTAAAGAAGCGGGTAGACGACCTCTTTGCAACATATTTTGAACACAATCGCCGTTTATTGATGAACGAACGGGCTATTAAAAAACAAATGCAGTCTTTATGAAATATGCAATACTCAGCACCGATAACAACCCGTCGTATTATGAACTCCTGCCCCTCGTCTGCCATAGCTGGCGAAAGATAGGGTATTGGCCTATCGTTTACACAATCAATGTGCCAGAAGATATTCAATTCAAGTTGATGGAATTTTGCCCTGGTCATGTTTTTGGTAACCCTCCGATTAAGGATGTTAAAGATTCCACCTTTGCGCAACTCAAAAGGTTGTTTGTTAAAGGATGTCAGGACGACGATATACTATTGACAGGTGATGCTGATATGGTTATAGCGAAGGATATATTCACGCATCCGGTTGAAGATGGCCAAATAGTATCATATGGGTTTGACCTAACAGGCAAGTCAGAGATTCCAATTTGTTATGTTCGTGCCACTGCAAGAAAGTGGCGTGAGTTAATGGGTGATACCTTTATCCCCGATTCTGCATATAGCGAACAGTGGGAAAAGTATTGGTCATCTGATCAGCAACTTTTAACATTGAGAGCTAATCAGTACGGTATGAGCCGCATCACATTCATCGACCGTGGCAACCAGAACAAACATGGGCTACCTACCGGCAGATGGGATCGCTTCGACTGGGCGCATATACCCGAGAGCATCATTGATGTGCATATGAAACGCAATGACTGGGAGGCGCAATACCAGGTAGCAGAAAGGCTATGGCCGGGCGAAGATCATTCATTCATCACTAAATTCATGGAGGCGTTAAATGGGAGCATACGGTAATTATCCACCACCAGCGCAATACACACTGGGTCAACTGGCAATGAAAGACCAACACGAACATGGCTTCCTTTCAGAGTTCAATAACTGGTCAAACCATCGCGGGTTATTGTTATTGGGGTTACACTTAACATCTGGCCCGGTCTTGGAATTGGGCAGTGGGGAGGGTAGTACGTCTTATCTGCGAAAGTATTGTAGAGAGAATAATCGTCGATTCGGCTCTTGTGATAATAATCGCGAATGGTGCGATAAGACTGGGGCTACATTTGTCACCGATTGGGAGTTGCTTATCTCAGAAGCGGTCACAGTAAAGCATGGCCTCATCTTCATCGACCACGCGCCGGGCGAACGGCGCCATCTTGATGCCATAGCACTGGCCAATGCTGCCGATATATTAGTATTGCATGACACTGAGGAAGGGGGCGCAGGCAATTACATGTGGTCAAAGGCATGGCCTCATTTCAAATACCGTCTCAACTACAACAAGACAGGCGGCGGCGCAGGGGCTACCCTAGTGAGCAATAAGATCGACGTTAACCGGTTCCGGGGGTTAAGTCTCGGGCCTTATACTTTCGACAATGATTAAAGTAAACGAATTAAGGGTAGGTAATTTGGTTGTATACAAGCAGGATAATGATGAATTACCTGTATTAAAAATAGACGGGGATTCCAAAAAGATTTTCATAGACTTATTATTAGGGCTAAACATGGAGGTTGATGAACAAGATATTGACCCCATCCCACTCACTTCCGAGTTGCTAGAACGGTGCGGGTTTAATAAGGGTAATAAATATGGACTCAGAAATTTTTGGGACGGACCGGGCGATATTTGCCTTGCCGATATTGATAAAGAAAATGCTTACCGTTTGTATGGAAGTGAATGGACGATAGGGCAAAACATTAAATACCTCCACCATCTCCAAAACTTGTACTACGCCCTTACAGGTGAAGAACTTCAAATTAAAAACATATGAGCTACTTACAACAACTCAAAACACACAAGGCTTCTCTGGAAATATCCGTTCAACAAGTCGATAGCGACATCGACCATGCCCAAAAGACAATCCAGATACTGGAAGCACAAAAGAAAACATTGCATGAACAAATTTCATTGATAGGGCAATCCATTGCAGATGAAGAACGGGAGTCATGATTGACCATGAATGGATAACAGCAAGTAAAGAGAACCCGGATCAGTGGGGTAAAAGCTATCCAAAAGGGTGGTCAGAAACAAGGCATAGGGTTAAACTTGATGATGGCCGTGAAATACATTCATGGTGGAAAGATGGTCAATGGTCAGTCGAACGATTAATGCCACATTTAAAAGTTGAACTATGGGAAAGACCGGTGATAATAGCATAAGCCCTTTAATTAACATATTAATAAGGACCTCCAACCGCCCCACCCAATTCGTCCGGTGCCTGGAATCGATAAGGATGCAGACGTATAAGAACATGAGGGTGATTGTAGGAGTTGACCGGGCGTCTGCTGTTGGGTATATCCCTGATGACATAAAAGCCTACTTTGTATACGCCGATAATTCAATCCCTTTCTTCTACGATCTATATTGTAACGACCTTAAGGAGAGAGTAGAAGATGGTTGGTTCTTTTTCCTTGACGACGACGACACGCTAGCCAGCAATACAGTACTCGAAGAACTGGCCGACCAACTGAAGCAACCCGGCGCAATCATTTGCCAGATGCTACGTAACGGAGTAGCTAAGCCAGCTGACAACTATATTCGAAAGGGAATTATCCGGGAAGGTAAGATCGGCCTACCGTGTCTGGTATTGCATTCTAAATATAAGGGACTGTCTGGCCTTGATGGGCAAAAGGCTGGCGATTACCGGTACATAAAAGCCATAACCGACCAAGTACCCACCAAATTTATCTGCCTACCATTGGTAAATGCCGGCAGCCGAGGCCATGGCAAAATGGAGACAAATAACCATGTTTCAAATATTTCAGAATAATTTGAAAATATATTTCTAATTTCGTAGTATGCAAGAAATTAGGTGTAGTGGTCCTAAGTGTAATAAAGTAGTTGGAAAACTTGAGTTCGGGAAAGCTGAGTTCAAGTGCAAGCACTGCGGCACCTACACAACAGCAGAGATATTGCCAACGCAAGTGGCGCCAGAACAAAACATACAACAAGCGACCCAGTGGCCTGAAAGGGCAAATGCATTTGTAGGTAATTACGGTAGAGGTTAACGCTTAAACAAAAAAATATTCAGCGCACCCCAGAGGTGCCATTCTACTTCGGTAGGGTGGCACCTCTTTCTTTTTATGCAAGTACAACGACTTATAACAGCAGGTAAGGAACTAATCAAAGGCGATTTTGATACCGCCTTAAAGTCGTTGTCGCCGTATTCGTATGATGTCAGCCCGATCGACTACCGGCCATCAATAGCGACAGGTTCAACGCCGCACTTCTTTGAGGCTAATGGGAAGTCGATATTCCACTTTACCTATGGTGGCTATAATAGCTGCGTAAAGGCATATGAGGATTGTCCACCGGTGAACGCTATCATTAACCGCAAGGCGCAGGCTTACATTAACGGTAAGACCTGGGTGCTTAATGAAGAGGGTAAAGAGGCGACCACTGCCGAGGCTAAAAAATTGCAGGCATTGTTAGCCAAGCCTAACCCATTACAATCATGGAAGCAATTTGAGGCGCAAGGGTACATATATCAACAGCTGTTTGAGTATAACATCATACTTGTTATTAAGCCGGCCGGGTTCAAAGAGAACATCGACGCGTCAATGCTGTGGAATATACCACCATCCATGGTTGATATAGAGGAAACAAATAAGTTATTCTACCAGAGCGACACGGGTGGCATGATAAAGCAAATCGTTCTTAACTACAAGGGAACACAAACAATACTGAACATTGATGACATATTCATCATGAAGGGGTTCATCCCATCATTCTGCACACTCGTTATCCCTGAAAGCCGTATCAAGTCATTAGAACTTCCTATCAATAATATCATAGGAGCCTATGAGAGCCGTAACGTATTGATCAATTACCGGGGTGCATTAGGCATACTTAGCCAGGACCCAGGTAATGGTCAGTTTGGCGCGATTCCAATGTCGCCTGAAGAGAAAGAAAATCTGCAATCCGACCTGCGTCGCTATGGCCTATCCAACCATCAATGGCAATTCATTATAACATCTGCTTCACTCAAATGGCAGCAGATGGGGGTAGCCACAAAAGACCTCATGTTGTTTGAGGAGATAGAGGCCGATACCATGGCTGTTTGTGATAGCTACAACTACCCGTATCAGTTGATGAGCAGTGCAAAGGGTACCACCTTCAGCAACCTTAACGAGGGCAAGAAGTTATTATACCAAGATGCTACGATACCCGAATCCGAATCTGCATATGAGCAATGGAACCAGCTATTTAATACGAAGAAGTACAACCTTAAAATAGATAAAGACTTCAGTCATGTGGCTGTTTTGCAGGAAGATAAGCAACAGTCTGCACAGGCACGTAAGACACTCAACGAGGCGCTTACAATTGAATTTCAAAACGGACTTATAACGCTTGACGACTGGCTTGAGAAGTTAGGAGAAGATCCGCTTCCTAACGGATTGGGCAAGGTGCGCGCTACTGACCCTAAGTCGTCGAATGTACCGCTTGCTGTGACCATTGGCGTGGGTGGTGTTCAGGGGTTGATAGCAGTTATAACAGCGCAGGGTATGAGCGACGAAGCGAAACAGGCAACACTTGAGGTTGTGTTTGGGCTATCGTCGCAAGACGCCAGCCGCATGGCGGTAAGTGATAACACACAAAATACTAATACCGATGAAACCGGAGAAACAGGAAACCAAAATCAACAACCAGCAACCGGAGAAGCCGAGTAAAGAAAAAGTGAAAAAGCTGGTTGATGAAAAGAAAAAACAAGTCAAAGACAATCAAATCATACGCAAATGAGCCGGTCAATCCCTGAGAATTTACAAGGCAAGGAGCTATTTGAGTTCTTAAAAAAGAACAAGAACCTTCTTATTGCTGAGAAGAAAGCAGAAAAGAAGGAAGGCGACGCATTCGCTATGAGATACTTTGTAGATGACAAAGGGCAATTGACAAAAGCCTTTGCGCCTATCGATAACACCGCCACGGTTATTAAGGCTACATCCATTATCAATACCACGAATTGGCTGGATAGCCACAGCGACGTGCATATCCCCGGATTATGGAAGAAAAGTTTGCAAGAGACGAAAGAGCTATACCTACTGCAGGAGCATGAAATGACGTTTGCCGGCATTATAACCGATCAGGTAAAAGCATATACTAAGAAGTTTACCTGGCAAGAATTGGGTTATGATGCGCCGGGCATGACAGAAGCGTTGGTCTTTGAAAGTACTATTGACAATGAGCGAAACACTTTCATGTTCGATCAGTACCGCAAGGGTTATGTTAAAAATCATTCAGTGGGCATGCGGTATGTCATCCTTGAATTAGCAATCAATGAAGATGACGAGTACTACAAAGAGGAGTTCGCCGTATGGAATAAGTATATAGATACCATTGCCAACAAAGAAGCAGCTGAAGCCCAAGGTTATTTCTGGGCAGTTAAAGAGGCAAAGTGTATTGAAGGATCTGCTGTGCCAATTGGGTCAAACACGATGACCCCAACACAAAGCGTAGAACGAGTTAAGATGTATAGCACTGAAGAACAGCCGCCGTTAGGCACTGAGAAGCAGCCGCAATCATTCAATCTTGACCTCGCGATAAAACAAGTAAAAATTATTGTTTAACCTATAACTAAGGTTCACAATGTTAACAGAACAACAATTTAACGACCTAACTGCGAAGTTGGGTAACGAATCCGCGACAGCGATAAAAAAACAATTTGCTGAGTCGGAAAAATCCATCAACGACAAGATCGAAGATGTGAAAAAAGGTCTAATGACCTCCAAGGAATTCGAAACTTTCAAAGCCGAAGAACTTGCCAAAGTAACAGAAAAGCTCACAGGCTTTGAATCTATCCTTAAAGAGCAAGGCACAGTCATCAACGCACTGAAAGAAAATGGCAATCCAGCAAAGCCGAAGACGCTGGAAGATGTTTTGGCAGACAAAGAAGTAATCGCTGAAATTAAAGCCGTTCAGAAAGCCGGCCAGGGTAATGTAGAAATCCCATTGGATGGCATCGCGCTGAAGACTGCTGGCAGCACGTCAATCGGCAACAGTATTCAGCCAATGACGCCGCCACCAAATAGCCCTTATCTGCCTGCCGCTGCACCACTGGATGCGACCAACTTTTTCGGCATCATGTACAACCCGAATTTCATTATCAATTACGTAAACAGAGGGAGCACAAACTTCAGCATGTTACCGTGGGTGAATGAAACGAGTGTTGAGGGCGCCGCTGCTGAAGTACAGGAAGGCGGACAGAAACCGCTGTGGAATACCAGGTTTAAAGTGGAGATGTCAACTGCGAAGAAAATCGCAGCCATGTCTACTATCACTGAGGAATTCGATCAGGACCTGCCTGGCTTTACCACGATTGTTCAGCGCCTTCTTACTGAGGAAGTGGCCCGCAAGTGGGATGATGCTATCTATGCTGCTGTAATCAATGTAGCGAAACTGTATACCATCACTGGCCTAAATGGCAAAGTTGACGACGCTAACCTATATGATGCTCTGCGTTCTGCAATCGCTCAGATTGGCAAAAAGAACTTTAATGCAAACTTCATCGGCGTCAATCCAGTTACCGGCGCCCTCATTGAAATGCAGAAAAGCGCAACTGACCGGTTATACTTGGTGCCTCCTTTCATTCAGAGGCTGCAAAGCATGATGCGTGAAGGAAACAAGGTAGCAGAAGGTTATGCGCTGGTAGGTGACATCAATCAGTATAACGTTGATACCTACAAGAACATGGTGCTGAAAGTCGGTTATAACAGTGATGACTTCCGTCGTAACCAGTTCAGCGTAATTGCCGAGGTGCGTTACCATGACTATATCAGCGACAATCGGAAGGACGCGCTGCTGTATGACGAACTGGACCGCATTGTTTCACTCATCGATTCTGGTTCATAATGTTAATTGACCGCACATATTTTGTCGGGGAGTTGAATATTCCTAACACGTCTAACGCTGCCGTCGGTAGTCTGGTAGATCTTTTCATTGAAAAATATGAAGAGAAATTACTGAACGACGTGTTAGGGTATTCACTCAATAAAGCATTCAAGGCTGGTATGCAAGTGGTGCCGGTTGCGCAAAAGTGGACGGATTTAATGGAAGGGGTCGAGTATACGGATATAAATTCTAAAGCCAGATTTTGGAAAGGACTGGTATCTCAACCTCCTTCAGTGCTCAATGCGTTAGATGCTGTAGGTGGTATTGATGTTCGCGTAGGACGCGGGCAACAGTTCGACCCGGTATCGGCGACTACAAGCACAACGATTCCCACAGCACTTGTAGGGAAAGACTTCATTATTGAACAACGCGGCGTCGGCAAACTTATCCTTGGCGTCGACTACAGCGTTACAGGTAGTACGCTAACGCTACTATCTGGTCAATTTTCTGGTAGTGATTGGTATACCTACAAGTCAGCAACACTGGCTATCAATACGAGCACCGGTACAAACAAGGCAAGCCTTATTGCCAATTATGTGTATTACTGGTATATGCGTAACAACCATACACAAACAGCCAGCACTGGCGAAACAAAAGGCAAGCACGAGAACGCCGATACGGCAAGCATGGCGGTTAAGCTTACAAGGGCATGGAACGAAATGTCATTATGGATTTGCGACTTGGTTGATTATCTCAATGCAAAGAAAGATGATTACACCGAGTGGGCAGATCAGGATGTTTGGTGCATGCTTAAAAAGTTCAGACCGATAAACGAGTTCAATATATAATGGATGCACCGGTTTACATAGTAGAGGAAATGTCGGCAGTGGTTGCGAAGGTAAACACAGCGCTTACCGCTGCATCTTTTGGGAAGACTGTATACTACATGTACGGACACCCTAAAGAGATCAGTAACCGGCTGCAGGAGTTGACAAGCAGCCCTACAGAGGCACATAAAAAGTTTCCGCTGGTTATACTGTTCACTGATATAACCATCGAAAAAGGGGCGCCAGGTTTTTACGGCTCGACAAAGCTCAGGATGTTGGTTTGCAATATCACGCAGCCCGACTATATATCCGAGCAACGAACCGAATTAAACTTTAAGCCAATCATCCACCCCATAAAGGATGAACTGCTGAAGCAGATAAGTAAGTATAAGCAGTTCACTTTTGAAGGTGATTTGAAGTATAAGGAAACTGATATGTATTTCTATGGCAGTCAGATCAACAACAGTAATGTATTTAACGACCGGGTAGACGGCACTGAACTAAGGGACATAGAATTGAATATAAACAACAAATGTTAACAAGCTAATTAAATAAACAATGGCAACACTTAATAAACCATTATGCGCTACCAACTACGGTAACACAGGAGTGGGTACATGTTTTTTGGAGCCGGATAAATGGATTGGAGCCATCCAGGTAACTGGTGACTTCAAGATCGCTCAGAGCGATGTGCCTGACCTGCTTGAGTTCTTGACTGCAAAGATTCATGCGGCCATCGGCACACGCATATTCCCTGGCCCTAAGCTCATCAACCTGACAGATAACACTGAGGATAGCACAATCAATACCACCGATTACGGGACTAAGATCTTCGTTAAGGATGGCTTCTATGACTGGACTTTCCGTTATCAGAAAGGCGGGGTACAGCTGCATCAGGAGTTGGCAAAGAACGCCGGCGCCAACAAGTATTTCCTATTCTTTGATAAGAACAATATTCTGTATGGTTATAATTCGGGTGGCTTCCTGAAAGGTATTCCGATCGAGCAGTACTTAATCCCACCATGGAGATTGAACACCGGTTCAGAGGCCGCGTTGTACAACCAGCGGTTCATCGTTGACCCTATCTACCTGAACAATGGTAACCTCGGTTTCCTACAGGTGGAAGACATCAACCTGATTGACCTTGCCGGGTTGCAGGATGTAGAGCTTACAGTCATTGATCAGGTGGATAACGTAGCGACTGTACAGGTACGTAGCAAGATCAGTGATGTGAACCTGTATGATGCCTACAAAACCGGATTGCTGCAAACAACTGCATGGCGTTACTTCAAGTCAGATGGTTCGGCAAGTAGTGTAACAGGAGTAGCAGACAATGCCGCAGATGAGGCGTTTGACGTAACCGTCAACGCGCTTGCCTACGCGCAAGAGTTTGACGGTGCTGAAACCACTATCAAGCTGGCTATCCCTTCAGTATTAAGAGCTGCTCCAATATCAATGGAGGGCTTTGAAGATAAAGAAGGCGTGGCGTTTATCATCGAGTCTGCTTCTAGCTAATGACCATCATCGTCGATAATACCGGGTTCAGTGTTGAGCATTGGGCCCGGTTTACTGAGACTGAGTTTATTGAGCAGAATATGAGCAAGGTGTTTCAGCAGCATACAGAGGTAGACCGGCGCCTTCTTTTACAATTCGCTTATCAACAGATTGTTTATGACGCTTCACGAGATGCAAAGACGGTTGAAAAGCTTTGAACTGCTTAATGAACTGCAAGAGGCAGTCATCGAAACATCAGGTGAAATGATCACATTGAACCAGGGACAAATGTCACTTGGTAAGAGAGCAGATGGAACAGAGATAACGCCTACCTATTCTGACTTGACTATCATGCTGAAAGACGAGAAAGGGCAGGAAAGCAGGTGGGTGACACTCAAAGATACTGGTTCATTCTGGGGCGACATGTTTGTTGATGTAAATGCTAACTCATACAGCCTATCATCAGCAGATGAGAAAACGCAGAAGCTGGAAAAGAAATATGGTAATAAAATATTTGGCCTGACGAAGGAAAGTAAGAGCGAGGAATATATACCATACTATCTATTGCCAGCCTTGCAACAGCGAATAACAAAAAAGATAGGATTCAAATTCGGGTAATATGAGCGGGTGTCCAGGATGTTTATTGAGTGAACGCGAACGGCAGGAATTAATTGATAAAGTGTCGGCTAATGCTAAACAGTCTGCAATTAAAGAGCAAAAGTTTATGGTTTTATATGATCTCCCTGATCGAAAGGTTGCGTTCATGGAAGCAGGCAAAGCACGCGAAGCAGGTATTACCCCTATCAAATTTGTATCACACCTGCAGTAAGCTGCCAATGGCCAAGTTCCTTGATGTGTTATGTGATGAGAAACTTGAAGCTCTTATTATATCGGGCAATGCCAACAACCAACAACTCACAGAGGCGTGGATGTTAGTATTAGCTGAGTACTATGAGTTACGTGGAGACACAATTGACACGGTTGATGAGTGGTCGCTGAGCAGGGATATATTGAGATTACAAAGCCACCTGCACCTGCTCGATACATGTGTTCAGTTTCTGGCGAATAAGTACAGTGACAGCATAGCTGAAAGCGTTAGGCGGTTAGGTTACTCATTCAGGCCAGCATCTTTCGAGCCTTTGGATTATATCGGACTGCTTAACCAGGTAGTTAATAAGAGTAAGCTAAAATATATCCAGTTACAACAGTTTATAAAGCAGCTGGAAACAAAGATGGCAGAGGCCGGTAAAGAGAAGCCGAAAAGAGAATATTTCGAAAAGATGATTATTGAGATTGAAGAAATGCAGCGGTCGAATTATGATCTTGATGAACTAACAGTAAGCAAGTATGTACTCCTGGAAAAAAAGTATTGGCAAAAAGTTGAACAAATAAAGAAGGCACATGTCAGAACGCATTGAGAGTTTAATAAGCAAAGAGGCGCTGGCGCAATTTGAGCAGTTAGGAAAACTGACGGATGCGAATGTTTCTGCGTTTGAAAAACTTATTGCTAAAGGCGTTGAGCTAAATAAGCAACTTGGCGGCGCCACCGGTTTTAAAGACATGAATAAAGCGGCTGCTGAATTAACCGAGAATGAAAAGGCACTACAGAAACAGCAGCAGGAGCTTGAAAAACAACAGGCAAAACTTAATCAATTATATAGCGATGAGGCAAAAAGAATTGCTGAGTTAAAGGTTCAACAGCAGGCAAGAAACAAAGAACTTGCAACGGAAGTTCAGTTGCAAAATGCCGCTAACAATAGCGTCAGCCAGGCGGCAGCTATGATTAAAAAATTAACTACCGAACGAAATAATCTTGATCTAGCTACCATCGAAGGCAGAAAAAGACAAGCAGAGTTAAATGCCGAGATTGATAAATATAATAAGTTCATTACTGAAAATTCAGACAAGCAGGAGAAACAAAGGCGCAACGTAGGTAACTATGGTAGTGCGTTAAAAACGCTTGAGGGGTATTTGGCAGATGTTAGAACTCAATTAACTGCAACTCAAAAGGCGGCATCTGGTGGCTTTTCTATAAGCGCACCTGGCCCGGCGGTTAGAGCTGCCAACAGTACACCCATTCGTGCGGCTGATAATAAGCAGCAACTGGTATCGTATAACCAAACCGTTGCTCAGACAACCGATAGAGTGCAGGACCTGGTAAAGCAGGAGCAGTTATTAAGCAGGATTGTTGAAAGTCAAATGGCCGGCTTTGCATCAGCAACAGCGGAGATTAAGAATAATGAAAAAGCCCTGCAGGCGTTAGGAGCAGCTGGCCTGCAAAATACCGAGTTCTATCAGGCGCTATTAAAAGATACCGCACAATTAAAGGATAATGTAGGCGATCTTAAAGACGAGATCAAAGCGCTTGCCAGTGATACCCGCCAATTCGATTTATTTGCAGGTGCTGTTACTGGGCTTGTAAGCGCATTGCAGGTAGGCGCGTCAGCCGCCGAACTATTTGCCGGAGAGAATGAAGATGTGCAAAAAAGCATTCAACGGCTCGTTGCTTTACAAAATATTTCTCAGGGCGTCCAGCAGATTGCAAATGACCTTACTACTAAAGGCACGGCATTAAATAAACTTTACAATTTCATTATAGGAGAGGGGGCTAAAACTACAAAGGCGGCAGCCGTGGCCACTACTATTAACACGGTTGCAACAGAGGGCAATGTTGTGGCAACCGAAGCTGCAACCGTCGCAACTACTGGATTAGCTACGGCAACCAAAGTGTTACGCGCTGCGTTGATAGCAAGCGGTATAGGCTTGCTGGTGGCAGGGGTGGTTTACTTAGTCAGTAAGTTACAAGAGTGGCGGGATGCCGATATTAACCTAATAAAACACCAGGCAGAACTTAATCAGGTAACCCTTGAGTCTATAAGATTAAATAAAGAGCTAGCCGACCTTACCCGTACCGACATAGGAACAGACATTCAGGCGCTTAAAAATAGAGTCGCCGCTGCGCAGGCATATGGCAAAAGTCAAGGAGAGATATTAGCCGCGGAGCAAGCATTATTGAAAGCCAGGCAGGAAGCTGCAACAATAAAGTTTCTTAATACGGATGGTGCTGGTGAATTAAAAGAATTAGAAAAACAACTCAATGGTGCGGCTAAAGCTTTGGATGACTTCAATAAGCAGCAGGCTGCCATACCCGAAGATGATCGGGATAAAAAAACAGCAGATGCACAGAGAGCATTATTACAGTCTACGTTAGATCTTACAAAGGAAAAGTATGCAGAACAACGTGTAATAGTAGATGACTACTACAACTACAATAATGAAGTAATTGCGAAGCAGTTACAGATAGAGAGGTTAAGCGCAGATGAACGCAGAAAGTATGCGCTGGAAACAGCGACCATTTCCGCTAATTCAATAATAGATGCAAACCAGCGAGCGCTCAATAATGAGGAAGCTACTTTAAAACAACGCCTGGCTTTAATGCAAAGCACCGCTGAACAGCAGAAAAGAATTGCCCGTGCGCAGAATGAGAATGTCCAGAACGACCCTGGCGCATCAGCGAATGATAGATTACTCGCTGCTAAAAATGCAGCTTACCAGATTAATAAGATTGAAAAGGACAGCCTTGAAGCTCAACGAAAATTGCGCGAGGAATATCGAAAGAGGGATGAAAGCGCAGAGTTGCAAATTTTGAAAACAAAGTTAGAGGATTCCGCAAAGGCTAATTCATTGATAGCCGAGAATGAAAGTAAGTCCTTTGATGCAAGAACAGATGCACTTTATGCAGCCTTTGAGAATCGGCGGTCTATAATAATTGCGGAATACCAAAATGAAATAAAGACTGCCGGGTTAACCGCAACCGAACGCATTGCTATTGAGCAAAAATACCTAAGCGATGTAAATGCGCTCACAATTGAGTATGGCCAACAACAGCAAACTATCTACCAACAAAACACCGATAAGGTTAATGATATTATTGAGAAGGGCCAGCAGGCACGGCAGGATAAGATTGCAGGTGATGCAGCAAGCGCAAATACCGATTTGATAAAACAGCTTGTTGCCGGGCAAATTACTTTAGAACAATACAACCGACAACGTGAACAGACTGAACACACGGCCCGTATTCTATCACTCAAAGAAGAAGTGAATAATGCAACAGCAAAGGTGTTAACCACTAAGGAAGGTACAGCTGCAAGATTTGAGGCCGAGAAAGAGCTTCGTGAAAAAACACTGGCATTAAATGAGGAGTACAATAAGAAAGAGATTGACGCCATTACGAAGCTGAATGATCTTAAGAAAGAGTTAGCTGCGGAGTCAGTTGAAACATTTAATGCCTTAGTCAATTCCCAATTCGACAACGAATCTGCCCGCATCCAACAGCAGATGGATGAACTTGATAGACAGAAGGAGCATGATGTGCTCGTAGCAAACGCGACTATTGCTAATAAGAAAGAAAGGGAGGCTGAGGTTGCAAAAATAGAATTGAAGGCTCAGCTTCAGAGAGAGCAATTAGAGAAACGTCAAAGACAAATTGAGCTTGACCGAGCACGCTTCGAGAAGGCTGCAAATATTGCGCAAATCATTTCCAGTACAGCCCTTGCAATAATTGAGGCGTTGAAAACTTACAAAGGCACACCTCAAGCCTTTGCTGTTGCAGCAGCTATTGGAACCATAGGGGCACTAAACCTTGCTAAAGCTATCGCCGCACCATTACCAAAGTTTGCCGAAGGTACAACTGATGCACCTGGTGGTCTATCATTGGTAGGAGACGGCTATCGAAAAGAATTAGTGATCACGCCTCAAGGTAAGGTGTTACAGACACCATCTGTGCCAACGGTTATGAATGTACCCAAACACTCAATCGTATTGCCAGATGCAAGGGCAGCCTTAGAAGGCGGCCTTATGGTGAACCAGCAGGGTAGGTTAGTAGCATCGGGTGGCGGCACAGATATGAGCAGAGTTGAGCAAAAGTTAGACACCATAGCAAAGACAATAAAGAATAAGCCTGTGCTCAATATGAACGCAAGCCAAAGTGGACTAACAGCAATGTGGAACTATGGCGCTAACTGGGTAACATATACGGAGGATCAGGTGAGGTTTTAGAAACAGGCGATGTCGGTACCACCCTGATCAGTGATAGTCCCGTTACACGGAACGCAAGATTCTTTAATTGTAACGGTGCAGGCGCAGGAGTCTTGCACTTTTTTGATTTGATCATTGGTTGGCTTGTAAACCACCCAAACATAAATAGAGTTACTGCCTTTCATGGCTTCATAATAACAATAGGTGTCTTGCTTCTTTTTACACGCAAAAATGGATGTTGATAAGAAGATAATGGTAATAATGAATTTGTTCATGATTGTTTAATAAATATTAAATATGATAAAAAATAAAAAATGTAAGTCTATCGACACGGCACATCAATGCCGCCAGCTGTTGTTACGGATGTGTTACAAGGAAAGCATATTTCATTGACATTGATTATGCAGGAGCAGGAGTCACCTATTATTTTAACCAATGCGGGAGTTGGCTTTTCGAGCCATTCATAAGCAACGCGATTATTAAGGATAACATTCCATGAGCATTTATGCCCACTTTCATTGTTATCTTTTTTACAAGCAGGAGTAATAATAATTAAGGAGACTATGGTAATGGTAATTTTTTTCATAACGGCTAATATAATAATAAAGAATATGTAAAGCAAATGGCCGCATAACTAATTGAAAATCATATGCAGGGTAAAGATTTCTTGTATTTTTTATTCGACGAAAACAACAACAGCTATTATCAGTACGGTGATACGGTATTGCTTTCGGCTTCGCTGAAACCGCTGGAATTTACCCCTGATGGATGGAGGAAAATTCAAATCCAGAATCAGCGAAACGGTACATATTTCGCCATCGATCGCAGCTTTACAGTACCGTTAGAATATGTAAAGGATGGTGCTCAAATACTGAAACACATCTATTACAACTATGGTGTAGAGGCTAAGGTGTACATGGCCGTATGTGAACAACGATTGTATTTTGATGCTACACATTACGGATTTTATTATACGCTACTTTACCGAGGTGAAATTGATCTTGCGCAGATGAAGCATGACGGCGCGAAAGTTACGGTTAATGTTATGGAGGGCGGCATCGTTAAGTTTATAAAGGCATACGAAAACACTAAATACGAAATACCTGTTGATGTGCCTGACGCGGTTGATGTTTATATGGATGGGGTGGAGCTAAAACAGAATGCTAAGTTTATAATAATAGATCCGTCAACAACATTTAACGGCAATCACTCTGTTCCTATTTCCCTTATTGGAGACGAGACCAAAACTCTCAATATCAAAGGGGCAGATAGGGTGCAGCTAGGGGGTAGTAGTGGTTCTGATCAGAACAATAAACTTGTACAGGATGGCCTATGGTTTTACAGGGCATCAACAAGCCAACCGGTAACAGTTACATGGGACTTTAATATGACCGCACAGCTGGCTACCGGTATTGCGCCTAATCCTACTGTTCAATTATCACTTGTCGTAAGGAATTTAAGAGACGACGGGTCTGTGGTTAAATTTGAAGTATTAAATGAGTTTAATGGCCCTACAAACGTGTATCGAAAGAACCATTTTACAGGGCAAAAAACTATAACCGGCATCGAGCCGGGGACTTCTCTTTACCTGTTCATGGGTATTCAAATCATAGGTAGTTCTGGCGATCGGGCTGTGTCATTCTTTTATGATACTAACGAACCTTTTGAGTTTAACATTACCGATGCGACATACACACATCCAGCCTCCACCATCAAAGCCCTGCGCCCTGCTTACGTATTACAACAACTAATAAGTAAAATATCTAACGGCGCATACACCGTTCAATCAGACTATCTAACCAATACTATCAACGATGTAGTAGTTACCTGCGGTGATGCTATTCGAGGTATAACAGGAGCTAAAATAAAGACCAGCTTAAGAGATTTCTTTAGCTCATTCAATAGTCATTTTGGTTTAGGCCTTGGTATGTTAGGTAGTACATTACGCCTTGAGCAAAAGAGATTCTGGGTACAGTATACCGACTTTATAGACCTCGGCGAAGTGAGTAAGATGAAAGTATCGCCAGCTTCAGACCTGCTTGTAAATAATATAAAGGTCGGCACTCCTAATCAAGAATACGATGATGTGAACGGTAAGCAGGAGTTCAATACTACACACGAATATTCGGCGCCTATCACAAGAGTTGCAAAAGAGTTAAACCTTGTTAGTGTTTACCGGGCCGACTGCTATGGTATAGAGTTTACGCGCTTAAACCTCGACGGGAAAGACACAACGGACAATGATAGTGATAACGATGTGTTCATGATTCATCTTGAAGATGCGGCTAGGGGTGATGGATTCTACCACCTTGACCGAGCGCTGAACGCGGGCGTAACCGGCTTATTATCACCCGCTACTGTCTTCAATCTTTATCTCACACCCGCGCGAGCGCTAAGGCGTAATGGCGATTATATACGATCGTTATTCTATAAGCTCGATGCAAGGTATCTGACGTTTCAAACAACAGACAAGAACGCTGCAGTTGTGGCTGGCGGTATAACCGAGAATGCAGATGTACAAATTGCATCCCTTGACCCTGCGCTGTTCAGTTGCAATTACCTGGAATTTGAAACGAAAGTACCGGTTGACACACTGGATTTACTAAAGGCAAATCCATTAAAAGCATTTGCCGGTACATGGGCAGGATTCCCCTTTATCGGCATTCCTGATAAGGTATCGGTGCAGCCGGGGGATAATGGGTCGCAGACATTCAAGTTATTAGCCAGCCCGCAAACAGATTTAACATTATTAACTACAATCGATGGCTAATCAGATATATATACCGTTTTTAAATCCTGTCAGGTTCGTAGAACTTGACCCGGTGCAACTGCCACAGTATCAAACGAAGCACTTCGATGACTACTGGTTTAAGGAGCAATTGCAGACATATGAGACTGTAGTTAATTACAAACAGAAATATCAAACCAGTGATACAATATACCTACAATTCGAAAGCAATTTCGCATCTATACAATTATCGGTTATCGACTGTGAGCAGAACGTTTTATTAACTCAGGCGGCAACACAGGTCAGGGCTAATAAATATCTCGCAGGCTATTACGTATACGAGATTACGTTAAGTCTTGCGCCCTTTTCAGCCGGCACTATCTGGTTGAAGCTTGACTTAGCACTAGGTAGTAAGTTAATGATTAGTGAACCAATTGAACTTGCGGAGTCATGGCCTAACACTATTCTATTCCAGTACAACCATTCCAAGTATCACGGTGATGTAATATTCGAAACAGGCATTGTGTTCGGCTTCAGATGCGAGGGTGTAGTTGGACGATTAGAACCAGGTAGTGAACGGACATTCTACCGCGACCAGAAACTAAATCCTACCACACTTAAAGTAAGACCATTCCGAGCTTTCGAATTAGGTATTGGTCATCTGACCGGCATACCTGACTGGATGATCGACAAAATGGACTGGATATGGTCTTGTGACAATGTGCAGGTTGACGGAAAAAGTTTTGCTGTTTTGGAAGATAGCAAGTTTGAGGATAAAGAAATTCATAAACAATATCCACTACGACATTGGGCATTGAACATTCAGGAAGGCATAAACCGGGCGAGTAAGATAGTTGGGGTAGATGTAAATCCGAATAAGAAGTTATTGGTTGTATACCAGATCGACGGTACTGTGTTTGGAGATCTTAGTGCACAGGCTGGTAGCAACCTGGTGCCAATTTTATCAAGTGAATAATTAATGATATGGGACAAATAAGATTAGGGGTAGGACAAGTTAACATTACAAATTACTTAATCGCAGTAGCACGTAAGACTACTACGCCATTAGTAATTGAGGCGCAAGAATCTTATGCCCCACCTCACCCGGCGACACGTAACGTAGTGGTACCGGCATCGGGCAACATTGACCCGGTGATTTATTACGTGGACTTTTATGAGTCGTCAAACGGCGTTTCCCTTGACCTACTATTGTCCCAATTCGTCTATGATCTTAAGAATCAGATTATCATTTCTGAACGCAGGTTCTACCGTGTAGGTGGCGGCGCCTCAGTAGACCCCGCCCCTGATCAGAAAATATTAATCGACCCATACCTGGATGGGAAAACAATTTCGGGAGTATTCAAAGAAGGCTTCCGTTATTTAAAACCAGAGAGTGAACCTGTGCCTGAGTGGGTGCCGTATACTGGTGGCGGTATTGAGTTACAAGACCCGCTACAATTCAGCATGGATGAAGTGTACAGCATTGAGATTAGTTACCTGGTAGATCAATCGGTAGCTGGTAACAGTGGCGGCCTATACAACGGCGTCGCTCTTATTGATACCGATACCACGCTCGACAATACCTATCGAAATAAAAGATTACGCTGTGAAGCATCCGTAAGCAATAAGCTGGTAGTAACACTAGAATCGGTCGCTACCGTTCCAGATGGCACCTTTTACCATTTCACCTCCAATGCCGGATTGCAGAACCAAACGCGCATACTACCAAGTGGGAGTGAAACGATTCTTTACAATGGCGATAATTACACAGAAATGTCGTTCGGCAAAGGCGAATTTCTACGCATCGTTAAAGTGGGCTCAATATGGGAGGCAGAACTGGCGCATAGTAACATTATTAATGTAGGCGCTCGTTTCTCGGGTGACTGGAAAGACTTCCCATCGTGTAAACCCGAGGATGGAACTTTGTACGATGGTGATGAATGGCCTCGCATATGGTGGTGGATTAAAAATAAATTACCAATCACGCATTACATAGCGGACGATACTGTAATTAATGGCGGGTATACACATCCATTAAACCGAAGAGGGCAATTTGTCATCCATAGTACCTTGAAAAAGTTCAGGGTTCCTAACACGCAAGAACTGACAGATAAGGGATTGAAAGATTTTGATGCTTACGGAACCGATACAGAAAGGTCTTACGATTATCCCGGTGGCATTCAGGATGATCAGGTTGGGCAAGTTGAATTAACGCTAAATAAGGGGAATGGTTATACGGGTGGTAGTCAGAATGCCGGATGGTTTGCGCCGGGGGATCCTAATCACCCGCACCCCGATGAACTTATTATAATGAATCAAGGGGATGAAACACGGGTAAATAACAATGGCGTAATATTTTTAAGAAGGTTTTAAATGTTTCAGAACTGATTGAAAATAGTATAATTTTATATCATGAAAGCTCTAAAATCATTAGAGCCAAAACAGCAAAAAACTTTCCGGGATAGATACCTGGCAGTGCTATTTGCGGTGGCGGCTCTTCTTATTAGTTCAGTAGTTTCCGCACAGCTTGACAGTGCAAAGTATTCGCCTATCAATGGTTATGGGTTTAAATATAAACGCATGGTCTTCGATAGTGTGTTGATGATCCCGCGATCAACATCTCCGCATGTGCCATGGAGGGCGGGCGCGATACGTTACAACGCCCCTGATTCAACATTGCAATTATGGACGGGCAATCAATGGAATTCGATACTAACCGGTATTGGTAATGGTGTTGATACGGCATACATGATTGATGACACCTTGATGGTCATTGAGACCCCTGACGAAGATTTCCTATTAACAATACCCGGTCGACCTCAACGCTTCGGCCTCGAAGATGCCACAACCTCAACAAACCGCTCATTCAATTTCAACAACTTTACATTTGAAGCCGATTCGTTTTCCAACTATAACCTATACTCCAAAGTACAATCAGCGGGTGTTGACAGAGGGGTGATAGGGCAATTTAGATCATCGCCTACCTCATCGTACTTGTGGCATTATCATAGTAATGGAGTCAGTACGCGATCGTACGGGTTTAACACTTACCCTCAGTTAACACAGATGTTTGCGGCTGGCCATATGCCAGGTCATGCAACCTATGTTCAATCAGACACGCTTCAGGTTATCTTAGAGGCCGACCCTAACCGGTTGTATATGTTTCATGACAGTGTGGCGCTACATAATATTAATGGCGGGGATATTGATTTTAGAATACGGACGTTGCCAGAAACCATTGATACAACGAACTTCAAGCCATTAGCCATTGGGCCATTAGGGCAGGTTAAAAAAGTGCCTGGTTGGCCGGGGAGCGGGGGAGGCGCTACGCCGTCATGGCAACAAACATTAGACGTAAGTCATAATACATCTGGAAGATTGCTATTTGATACCTCGTACACGAAACCAGTTGACGCTGGATCACCCGCGCAACATACATGGTTTACAATGATGCCACTTGTAAAAGAAGACGACACGGTGACGAGCCCTTTTTACTGGAACCAATTCGCGGGTCTTAATAATGGTCAGGTAAATGAGGTGATGATGTTTGGTTGGAATTTAGGACCAGGCGGTGGACAAGTTCAGGCGGGCAAACCTGCACTAGGTGAAAGTTGGGAAAGTAATTACAGGGTAGATATAGGCGGTGGTAACCTAAGGCGATACATGGAAAAGCATGAGTATTATATAAATCCAGCAGGATTACAATTCAGATTAGGGAGTTACACAATTAATACCGACGACGGTACGTGCAACTACTATCATTCGGTTGACAATTTCAATTTGAGAAACTTCGGAACGGCTGGAACAAATACGCCTTATTTCACGGTGCAGGGGGTTGCAAATAATACACAGCAAGCACTTATTAATAATTCAGATCAGGCAGAGTCGTTTAATTTCAATGCTGATTTTAATCAGGACGCAAATACATCAGCATTAAGCATTACGAGTGGCGCAGGTAAACCCGTTTCCTTATTCAACCTGGTTGATTTCACAAGCGCATCCTTCCCGAATATATCAATTACAGGTCAGGGTTATGACGGTGCCGAAATTTTATTTAACGGATTTACCGATGGGCAACTCGGGCGCTTATTAGTTGATTCGTCGCAAGCTAATTGGGCAACATTTACAAATGTGCCCATGCATATCTCCCCTAACTCAGTAAATGTATTGGACATACGAAGTAATCGCGTTAATGCTTACCAGCATATGTCAATACAGACGGGCGGCGGTACTCCGATCGCCATGCTGGACGTAAGGAGCGCAAGCGAGGATCAAACTCTTTACATCGAGAATGGTAAAGCAGGCGGCTATGGAGCCATAATAACTTCTACTAACGGTACTGGTGGAAACGTCGGATTAGATATAACTGCCACCGGAACGGCGGCTAACAAGGGGATTAACTTCAATGCTTCAATGGCGGCAACCGATTGGAACATATATTCAGCGGGCGCCTCGAAAACGTACTTGGCCGGCAAGGTGGGGCTAGGCGTTACCTCACCTACATCCTATCTGCACATCAAAGCAGGAACCGCTACTGCTAATACCGCTCCTATAAAAATTGACGCCGGCACTAACCTAACAACACCCGAAGATGGTGCTATTGAATACGACGGGACTCACTACTATGCAACAGTAGGAAGTACAAGGTATCAACTCGATCAGCAAGCTGGTAGCCCGTCAGATGAAGCATACAGCGCCACTACATGGAACGGCAGCTTAGATGCGGCTACAAAAAACGCGTTACGTGACAAGTTCGAAACAATGATTACTTCGCTTAATAGCCAAACCGGGGCTGTTACTATTACTGCAGGCAATGCAATTTCAACAAGTACGCTAAGTGGAGATATAACCATCGCAGTCGATGTTAATCACTCAACATTGCCTCATACTATCGCTACGTATTTCACGGACGTAGCAAATAGCGGAACTGGCGAGACAGATTTATACAGTACTACCACCTCTGCAAACACTTTATCCGGCAATGGGCAAACATTATACTTTGACTATACCGTTAACATGACCGATAACACATCCACGGCGGCTTTAGCGGTTTATTTCGGGGCAACTCAAATAGGCACTACAGGGGCATTAACTGTTAGTTCAACTGGGTACTGGCGCGTTACTGGTTCTATCACACGTGCTACATCAACAACAGCAAGGGCAACAGTGGTTGTTACAGCACCGGGCGGCAGTACTACTCTATACGTGAACGAAACAGATTTAACGAGCCAGAATTTTGCTACAACTAATGTTGTGAAAATAACAGGCCAAGCTGGTGGCGCCGGTGGTGGCACCGGAGACATAACGGCGAAGATGGGAAAACTATATTACCAGCCATAGAGAAAGCTAATCCTAAACCTCAATCCTGTACTAATTGAATAATTAACCCTGCCCGATTCGTAGCTAATCTTAGTGAGGGCAATTATTATGAAACACGCAGATATGCACGATACTGGCATCGGGAATGTCTACATGACAATTGTAACAACAGTTTTATTTTTTATAGCCCGGTTTGCACTGAGCGACATTGCGGCGATCGCAGCAATCTTTGCTGGCGTGACAACAGGGGGTTATAATATTTATAAATTCATTAAAGACCGTAAAAATAAAACCCAATGAATGAATTATTTGGAAAGATAACCAGCAAAGATATACGCAACATACTTGCGGTAATAATTGTACTGGGTAGCTTCATTCTTGTTTACTTGGTGATTATAAAGGCTATTCCTCCTGAAAACAGGGACATTGCCCATACATCGCTCGGGTTCATTTTGGGCGGGTCGATGGCGGGCGTAGTTGGCTACTATTTTGGTAGTTCAAAAAACGAAGCCGACAAGGCAAAAAAGGAGGGCGAATGAAAAAGAATATCGCAATAATATTATTGGCCATTGCCGTCGCAATCCTTCTCTGGTTTATTCTTCACGACCCTAAGCAACCGGACAGCCACAACTATCAGCATGACCAGGTGCAAGCTGATTTAAAGATCGTCAGACAGCAACGTGATTCGGGGTTGAAGGTTATTGATAGTCTTGTAAAGGAAATCATGCGGCGTGATACAGTAGAGACAAGGCTACGCGACAATCTAACCGGCACCCGCCACGACCTCGACAAAAGCATCAACACCGCCCTACGTCTCAGTAAAGAGATCAAACTAATGAAAGATACGGCCCGCATGGCCGGTTGGGGTGACGATGAATGGGCGATAGTCAGACGGGCAACACTGGATAGTCTAACAAGCGAGTTGCCTAACCTGGCTTATCTCTACCAGCAATACAAAGACTTCAGCGATAGCCTAGCAGTGATCATGTCAAAGAATGAGGTAGACTATAAGGCGGCGCTCGCTGAGCAGAAACGATTGTACGACAACCTGTATAGCAAATACGAACAATTGTATAATTTATATGAACAGCTGTTTAAAGATTACACATCCGCTGGCAGGTCGATTAAACGCGAACGATTAAAAACAAAAATCGCGGCTCTGCTGGCGTTGGTTGCTGGCGGGGCGGCGGTACTTAAATAACAACTATATGCGGATAATTATTATTCTACTTGCAGCAATTGCAATCTATTCGACAGCATTCTACCGGCCCAAATGTGAACATGTGTTTACGGAGGTTGAACAGGCTGAATTAGAAATTGAAAGACAGGGGTGGATTTGCAGCGTTTATACGCCGCCACCAACCGGCAAGCATGAAGGCAAGGAGCTTATCTGCGTGAAATGCTTTCATAAACAAAAGCAGATATTGGATTATGGAAAGCCTATCGTTACACCCAATATACTCAGATGGCCCAGTGGGAGTTTAATTAATTGTTGTGACACGTTGGTTACATGGGGGCCAACACTCAGTTCAGGCACGAACAAGATATCTGACAGTTTAAGAAATGTTATTCTGAACATAAAGCCGGCGCCACCACTTGGCTCTGTGTTCGCACATTGAATACTCTTTGAAATAAAAAAGCCCACCGTAGTAGCGGCAGGCTAGGAGAACATAGATTAAGAATAGTGCTGAATGACACATCTAAGTTACCAAAATAAACATTATGACAAATCAAACTAAGAACCCAATATTTTGGGCGTTCGTTGCATTCGTAGTAGGTATAGGGTTAGGAATCTGGGGCATGATAAAAGAGGATTGTATCGGTGGCCCTGGTTGTTGGGTGGGAAGTGGTTTTCTGAAATGGACGGGCGGTCTATTGATTGTTGGTAGCGTGATAGGCTTCTTTACCATAAAAGGGAAACGGCGGTGATCTCCTACCTCATCAACCAACTAGCCTTAGTCGGCTTCAACTTCATTAACAGCCGGATTGATGCGTATAGGATAATGCGCAATAAGCGTATCGCCCATGGTATCAACTTCGGCGCCTATGTGGTATTCGTCGGT